CAAATAGCGTGGTATATAGATCCCTATGGGAGAAGCACTGTTTTAAGTGGTGCGACAATAATCCACAGGTATTGAAATGGTCTTCAGAAGAAGTCGTTATACCTTATTTATGGGATGTAGATAAACGTTATCACAGATATTTTGTAGACCTTAAAATAAAGTTTAACAATAATGAAACATGGTTAATCGAAGTAAAGCCTGATAAGCAGACCCGCCCGCCCGTGTACCAGGGCCGTAAGACAAAACGATACATATCAGAGTCTATGGACTATGTAAAGAATCAAAACAAATGGAAAGCTGCTGAAAGGTTTGCAAAGGAACGTGGATGGAAGTTTGTTGTATGGACAGAGAATACTCTTGAACGTATGGGTATTAAACCCAAATCTACTAAACCATTAAAACCATATGTAAAACGTAAAAAGTAGTATAAATAAGAACATGAGTAACTTATTTCAAAAACTAGAACTAGCAGCCTTTCGTAAAGGCATTACACCAAGATCAGCTGAATCGCGTGATTGGTTTCGTAGACAGGCTCAGAGGCTTGGTAAAGTAAATCGTGAAGCGTTGATGAAAGAACCTGAATTACAAAGAGTAAATAGGCAAATACGTGGTGGAATGTATATGTTCTTTTATGATCCTAAAACAAAAGAAACATTGCCATATTATGATACGTTTCCATTAACTATTATAATTGGTCCAGCGCCTGGAGGATTTACAGGATTAAATCTACATTATCTTCCAATGATATTAAGAGCAAAACTTCTTGATGGTTTATTAGATATAGCAAGTGACGATAAGTACGATGAAAATACAAGGTTTATGATAAAATATAATATGTTAAAAAGAGCATCAAGTTTAAAATGGTTTAAGCCATGCTATAAAAGATATTTGACAGCAAACGTTAAAAGTAGATTTGCACGAGTTCCTGCACCGGAATGGGAAATTGCAACGTTTTTACCTACACAAGATTTTCAGAAATCTTCAAAGGGTACTGTATGGAAAGATTCAAGAGGTATGATCTAATGGCAGAAGTACAAACAATTGATGACCTAAAAGCTCTTATCTCTAATAAAGGTGGAGTTGCAAGAGGGAATGTATTTGCAGTATCTCTTCCTCCGTTAGCTGGTCTCAGAAGCAGAGAACTAAATTTATTATGTTCAAATGCAAATTTACCAGGTCGGCAGATCATGACTCAAGAAAGAACCATAGGACTTATAAATCAAAAGGTTGCAAACAACCATGCATTTGATGATGTAAGTTTAACGTTTCGTTGTTTAAATGATTATGGCATAAGAGAATATTTTGAGACATGGCAAAATCTATGTATAGATCAACAAAGTCTTGAAGTCGGATACTTAAACGAATATTCATTCAACGTAAAGATACATCAGCTTAAAAGAGGATTCGGTGCACCGGTTTATCAGACACCATTCGGTATTCCAAAGCTTCCGCCTATGGCATCTAATTTAGTAGATAAGTTTGTATCACCAGGCTTAGGCGGAGTTATAAGTGCATTGAGAGGAGAACTTGATCTTGGATTTATAGGCCAAGATGATACTGTATATTCTTGTGAATTAATACAGGCATTTCCTACCACATTAGGTCAAATACAATTATCAGATGCATCTATGGACGGAATAATTGAACTTACTGTGCAACTATCATATAAAAACTGGAGATCTTCTGCGAATAGAGGAAAACCATTCGGATTTAATGTGAGCAGTTTAATAGGATCATCAGCTACTGCAGGCGCAATATCAAGCACTATAAAGAAATTTTTATAACATGAAAGTGAAACAATGGCACTACCTAAACTAAATCAAACCCCTAGTTATGAACTGACAGTACCATCAACTCAGGAAAAAATAAAATTTAGACCATTCTTAGTAAAAGAACAAAAGATACTATTAATGGCATTAGAAACACAAGACGAAAAACATATATTACAATCGATATACAACACATTACAGGTTTGTATATTATCTGAATGCAATATTAATAATCTGGCAATTTTTGATGTAGAATATATTTTTCTTCAAATGAGAGGAAAGTCTGTCGGCGAATCTCTTGATTTAAAATTAAAATGTCATTCAAGCACATGCGAACATGAACAGGTTATAAAGATTGCACTTGATGATATTAAAATTGAAATACTAGAACAAGAAAAAACAGTTAATATAAATGATGAATATACTTTAAATTTAAAATATCCAACATTCAACGACATTTTAAATAGTCCGGTTGATACTAAAGAAACAACAGCCGCTCCAGAAATATCAGACATTTATACATTATCACTCAACTGTTTAGAATCTTTGGATACTGAAGAAGAAAAATTTATATTTAATGATGAAACACATGAAAGTAAAGAAGAATTTTTAGGATCACTTACATCTCCTCAATTTGAAAATATTATGAAATTTGTTGAAGCATTGCCTAAATTAAAACATAATTTTTATTTTGATTGCGAAAAATGTAATGAAAATAATAATTATAATATACAAGGATTACAAGATTTTTTTTAATAGCCCTTTCTCATGATAGCTTAGTAAATTATTTTCAAACGAATTACCAGCTATTTCAAAATCATAACTGGACGATGGAAGATATTGAGTTAATGATACCTTGGGAAAGGGAAATATATTTAACAATGTTAGCAGAAGATTTGAAAGAAAAAAGAGAAGAACAACAACGGCAAAATAACGCCCACGGATAGGATAAAAAATGGCCTCATTATCAGATGTTGTAAAAGGTATACAGTCAACGAATGATCTCTTAGTAGAAAATGTTAAGGGACAAAATAGAACTGCGGCGATGATAACCGCATTTGTTACTGGACAACAATCTAGTTTTGGTGATAAGCTTGAAGCCGGAAGAGAAAAAGGCAAATCTAAAATATCAACTCGTGCAACAGCTGTTCCTAAAGGAGGATCTAAATCTAATCTTATGAGTGGCAGTGGTCTACTATCTGGTTTATTAAAAGGAGCTGGCGGTTTACTTGCATTTGGTGGTGCACTTATATCAACATTATTAGGAGGAGCTGCAGGAGCTTCGTTATTAGCTTCAATCGGAACACTAGCTGCAACAGCTTTTGGAAAACTTCTTAAAGGCGCTCTTTTAATTGGACTTATCTCAAAATTTGGAGAAGGTCTAATTAAAAAATTATTAGATAATTTAGATCCTAATTCTGTTACTTTAGATGAAGAAGATAAAAAATTATTTGCAAAAAATGTTACTAAGGCTTTAGTTGTTGGAGTAGCTGTTGGAATGTTTGGCAAAACATTAGGTATTGCTGCTTTCTTTGCATCGCTTGTAGCATCTTCTATAGAAGGTAAAATGACTACAGAGCAGAAAGCAGCTTTCAAGGCAGATATTCTTAAAGGTCTTGGTGATAAATGGGGAGTAACATTCAGTAAAAAGAACTTACTTCAAGTAGGAACATTTATCGCTGGTCTATTAACTTTAAAAATGATTAAAGGCGCACTTAGTGTAGCTCTTTTGGGCAAAGCTGTACCAGGAGCAGGAAAGGGTACTGGTAAATTTGGTAGAATTTTTAGACTTGGATTTTTAGGTAGATTTGCTGCGGCCAGTATTATAACCGCACTAGGCGAAACTCTGGGCAATGCAGTCAAAAATGCTACTGGCAGTCTGTTTGCAGGTGAAGCCGTAGAATTTGCTGCAAGTGGAGCAGCATTAGCTCTTCTGTTGGGATTAGGTCCACAGGGAATTTTGGCAATGGCAATTATTGGCGTAGCAGCGGCCGCGGTTCTAGCTTTAGGAAGGTGGATGCGTGGCCAGCGAAAAGAATATGCAGACAAATTGACTAAAGATATGAATAAAGTGACTAAAGAATTTGAAAATAAGACTGATGCAGAAATTGCAGCGCTTCTAGAAAAGAAAACCATAGAATTTCAGAACGCAGCCAAGAACCTGACGTCTAAGCTGACAATTGGAAATGTTGGTAAAGAGACACCTGAGCAGAAAAAAGAGCGGCTCAGGCTTTTAAAAATTCTATCTATTTCTCAATTCCCAGGGATTGCTGAAGATGCTAAGAATAAACTGTTATCGAATAAGGCTGAAGAGGGTAAGTTAACCTTACCATTACTTCTGAACCATTTGCTTTCACAAACGGGTATTGGTGGTACAGTAGGTACGGACACTTTTAACATGCACGATACCCAAGGCCTCACACCGGGTCTTACAGCTGCTACACGTCTTAATAAATTATCTAAATTTGTTAAGGAAAATTTTGGAACAGCAGCAGAAGATCTAATAACAAACAAGGCTGGAAATAATGCTATGATCTTTGAGCTGTTAGTCGCTGCGCTGAACAAGAGAGATGAAACTATCAGAAGTGGGGGCGCGCCAGTGGATAATAATACTCTTATTACTCAGGTAATAGGCAGTAATACACTTAACACAGTTGATGGAACACCATTGAATTAAAAAGCCCCCTTAAAAAAGAGGGCTTTCTGTTATTATTAACCGTTTGCTATTTTTGCAAAGTAGCTTAAGGTATCATCATCTTCATTTGCCGCTGGCATTTCAGCAGCTGTGACTGGTGCTTGCATCTCCTTCATCGGAGCAGCAGCTGTCTCTTCACCGAGTTGTGATTGCTGTGCCATTGTAGGTGACGATGATCGTGCAAGAATCGTATCAAGTTTCTTTTTCAACTCATCATATGATTTATAGTTAGCAGGATCTGCCCACTCACCGATTGGATGCATCATATTATAGATGGTTTCCAACTTAGCTTCATCTTCATATAGTACAGAAGCACCTGCAAACTCTGACTTATCATAGTTACGATAACCTTCGACCTGACGTATTTTCAGTTTGAAGTTACCACCTTCCCAGAAATCAAATGGATTCATCGGAGTTTCATCTTGGAATGCAGGTTGCATTACATCCATAATTTTGTCAAAGATTTTCTTACCATATTGATATAAGAATACTTTACCATTATTTGCTGGATTACCAGGATCAGATACAATGTAGATATTAGATACATAATGCAGTCTACGTTTCTGTCGACGTGCAGTCTCTTTATCTTCATCATGTCCAGAGTTCCACAATGTGGAGTTGAGTTCACCTACCGGATCTTGTTGTCCGATTGAAGTCAGTGATTTCTCGATGTACCATTGACCAGTCGGACCTTTAAATCCATGATCCCAATAACGTACCCATGGTAAGTCTTCACCTTCTGGTGCAGGTAAGAACCTAAATTCGGCATAACCATTACCAGCCTTATCGACTGTTGGTTTCCAAACACGATCATCACCGTAGTTTTTCTTTTCACCTCCACCGACTTTCTCGGCTTCGTTGACTAGTTTAGATATTAAATCTTTATTGCGTTTTAAATTTTGAAAGCTCATTTATTTTCCTTGTATGTGCTGAAGTATTAAATTATTATAACATATTATTACTGAAATGTAAACAATTATATTAGTCGAATGACAATGTATTTTGTCGTGGAATAAGATTAAGCGTCATTGCCTCTGCTTCAATCTTACCTTGTATCACAGGTGATATGAATTTCTTCACATCAAGCG